GTTATAGTTCCATTTCCTGTAAACTTATAAATATGGTAACTTCCAGATGTTGTGTATGTAGGAGAACCTGTTGTTGAGGCTGCTGCTTGTAATGCACGAAGAATTACTACACCAGAACCTCCATTAGAATCTGCATTCACAGAACCACCAATTGCGCTTGCTCCCATACCTAAATTAGCAGCGCGAGACCAACCAGATGCTTGTGTTCCGTTTGTATTATTATAGAAACCTCTTACACCTGCTCCACCTGCTGCATAAGTTACAGCAGAACCAGTTATAGAATTGCTTACGCCTGCGCCACCATTGCCTGATGCGCTACCTGTGCCATTACCGCCAGCACCGCCAGCACCGCCGCCGCCACCTGAGCCACCAGCGTCTGTGCTTTGAGCAGCACCACCCGCATAACCTTGTCCAGTAGTTCCTGCTCCTCCTGCTGCTGAATATGGAGAACCATTAGTACTTCCAGCGCCTCCACCAGAGCCGCCAGTACCACCAGCAGATGGATTTGCGCCACTTGCGTATGAAGAAAATCCTCCACCAGTTGAAGTAACAGTTGTTATACCTGTTCCTGAAATTGATGAGTTACCACCAGAACTACCGTTTGTACTATTTCCATAGGCTCCACCATTGCCAACGGTAATTGTATAAGAAGTTCCTATTAATAAACTTAAAGATGATTCAGCCGATGCACCGCCACCCGTAGGCGAAACAGATGAACGAAGACCACCAGCACCTCCACCACCAGAGTAATAACTAAACTGATTAGCCGTTCCGCCACCACCAGCAATTACCAAGAAATCAGTGGTAACTGAAGAAGAGGTTGGTGTAACTGAATTTGAAGAAGAACTATATACCCCAGGACCGCTTGAATTAGCAGCAGCAACTTGGAATGTGTATGCAGTTCCTGCAGTAAGACCAGTTACAACAACTGGACTTGCGCTTGCGCTGCCTGTAATTGAACCAGGACTAGATATAGCAGTGTATTTTTGCACTGGACCACCAGTAGCAGAACTAGTAGCAGTAAATGTTACAGATGCTTGTTCTGCGCCACCAGTAGCAGTGCCGATAGTAATAGTAGCATCGGGAATGTCTACAACTTTACCCTTCTTGGGAGATATGTTATTAATAGCCATAATTATGCAGCAACTCCATAAAGTGCAATTGTTCCGCTAGTTAAATTTCCAGTTGAAAGATAAAGGTCAATTCTAGTAATTGGGTTTGCATTAAGAATTGCGTGAGTAGCAGCAGAAGATAAATACGAGGCAAAATTAGATATTCTATGTGGCATAGATTTATCTGCTTCTTCAATTACAATTAATCCTGAGTGAAGAGTATCTGCAATTCCATCAAGATTTATATGAGTTTGATGTACTTGTGCATTACCATCTCCAACATATTGTGCATTAGAGGCATAGTTACCACCAGTATTATCGTTATTAACTTTTAATCGTAAAATTGCTGAAGGTGATACAACATTTTTCCATATAACCATATACTTTTTGTATCCACTTAAGGAAGAAAAAGTAATGGCTGCTGAAGTTGATGCTGTTTGCGATGATATTAATTGCCAAATTTCATCATTTACACTCGATACTGTACCTACTGCCATTATGAAATCTCGCTTCCGTATGCGTTGAATGAAACTGTTGCGCTAGATGCATAGACTGTAAGTACGTCTGTTGCACCAAGCGTAATTCCCGCTGTGATAAATGTTGAATCAGATGCAGGTACTGTTGCTCCATATACAATGTACTCTTCTGCAGATAGTGCAGAACCAGCAACGCGTACCGCGATGCGGTATGTAGCAGCAGTAGATGCTTGATTACAGATTGAGATAGTAGACACTACAGTCTGCGTTGCAGACGGTACTGTGTATAGAGTAGTCGCTGTTGTTGCCGATGGGTTTACTTGACCCAGGACTTTATAAGTTGTTGGCATTTGTTACATTCCACCTAACATTAGGATTTGCGGTATTGGGTCAGTTGATACGGTCCCCCAAGATGTTGCGGTTCCGTTTGTTGTTAAGAATTTGCCAGAGTTTCCAGTCTGGCTAGGAAGTGGGTCATACGCTGACCACTTCAAACCTGTTGCTGTGCTTGAGTCTGCCATAAGTACTGTGTCGTTTGCACCTACAGTTAACTTGCCTGGTGTATCTGCAGATGTTGCTACTAGCAAATCACCCTTAGCATCGAATAGCGAACGAGCAATTGAATCTGCTAGTTCAAACGCTGTAAAGGTAATTACTTCTAGAATGTCACCAGCGGTCAACGCTGCAAGTCCTGTGATGCTGCTTCCGTTTGTGGCGTTATAGTCAGATGTACGAGCAAGAAGTACACCGTTAAGGTATACCTGCTCCTTACCTACAATATAGGCAAGTGTTAATCCATTGTCATCTAGACCAGACTTTGAAGTTTCTCCGCCTGTTGCTGTAAAGCGGAAGCGGTAGATGTCTGCAGTAGATGAGATTGAACCCCAAGCAGAACCTGTCCAAGCGTACATCTGGTTAGTAGATGAGTTCCAGTAGATAGCACCTGTAATAAGTGCGTTGCCGTCATTGTCTAGTGCAGGGGCTGTTGCCTTAGCACCTAGGTAGCGGTCATCAAAGTTATCATAAGTAGTCGCTGCTGCTGCTGCAGACGCTGCTGCCGCGGTAGCAGAACCAGCCACAGCATCTACGTATACCTTTGTGGCGGCATCTGTATCTGCTGTAGGTGTTCCAAGGTTTGTGACCTTATGTGTATTAGCATCAAGGTTGCCTAGTAACTGACCAGTAGTTCTATTAAGGTATGTACCTGAAAGGCTAATTGCGCCTGTTCCGCCATCTACAGAAAGAACTGCATCCGTTGGAGTAAGAAGTTCCTGCCAGTTAGCAAGTGTTGATGCTGGTGTGGCTGTAAGAATAAATGACTTGTTAACATCTGTGCGAACTGCAACGTCACCAATCTGTGCAGTTAGCGCAAGCATTGCTGCCTGTGATGCAACAACTTGTGTAGTTGTAATAGCAAGTGCTGGAAGGTGATGAGTAGGAACTAATCCTGAACCATCAAGTTCAGCAATGCCATTTGCCACACCTTTTTGACTAATAAGGTATCCAAGACTTACGGCATCTCCGTTGTCTACAGGATTTGCTAGATTTGTAATCTTCTGACTATTAACAGATACAGAAGCAGTAGGTGCTGCCATCTGGTCTAAGCGGTTAGTGCGAACCTGTGTGTCAAAGTCTAAGATAGTTGAGGCTGCCTGTGTGCCAGTGTGGTTAGCACGAGCAAGTGGGTCAGTAGCCAACTTAGATAGGGCAATACCTGCTGCAGCATTGATGTCCGCGTTAACGATAGTTCCATCAACCAAGTCGGCAGAAGTAATAGTTCCGCCAAGGTCTAACTTGGTTTTGGCAATTGCTGCTGTAGCGTTGATGTCAGCATTTACGATAGTGCCATCTGCTATCTTGGCAGAAGTAATTGAACTGTCAGCAATGTCATCCGTAGAGATAGTGCCATCTAGAATTTTAGCCGAAGTAATAGCACCATCTGCGATGTCTCCAGCAACAATTGTTCCATCAGCAATTTTGGCTGAGGTAATGGCTGAATCTGCAATCTTTGCAGTAGTTACTGCTAGGTTAGCAATCTCCGAGGTTCCAACAGCATCTGCTGCAATTTTGTCTGATGTTACTGCGTCTCCAGCAATTCGAGAGTTGGTGATTGCAGACTCTTCAATTTTGGCAGTAGTAATATTAGCATTAGCAATCTTTGCTGTTGTAATAGCAGAGTCTGCAATATCACCAGTAGCAATTGTTCCGTCAGCAATTTTTGCAGATGTAATTGCACTGTCAGCAATCTTAGCGGTTGTGACGTTAGCATCTGTAATCTTGGCTGTAGTTACTGAGTTAGACTGCAACATGGCTGTTGTAATCATGTTGGTGTCTGTAGTCTCAAGGACGTTAGCAATAGTCAACCCGTGTGCTGTGGTTTCATTTTTGATATGGGTATTGGCTTCGCGGAAGTCGCGACCAATAGCCATGTGGCGAACCTTGGCTCCAGCAGAGTGCTCAATACCAGTTGAGCCTTCTGTACCTGTTCCGTCAACACCACGAACAATAGTAAGTGTGTTGCTAGCAGATGAGGAAGGGTATGTTACATATACAATTTCTTCAAGGGCTGTGTCTGGGTCAATAACAACAGCAAATGTCTCAAGTGGCGATGTGTTTCCAACACTTATACCGCCTAGTAGCGCGGTAGAGGAACCCACAACCATTGTGGTTGCACTTGAGTTAAGTGCTGAGGTAAGAGTTGTTTCCTGGGAAACGGAGGAATATTTACGGACTGTCATATTTTAGTACCTCGTGTAGTGGATTCGGGTTGGATAAACATCGCGCAACTTCTTAGTTTCTTCGTTAAGGCGTTGCTGAAATAGAGCAAGAAGGAAACGTGCAGTAGATGCACCAGAACCGTATTGAATCTTAGTGTCTGCGTTGTCTGCTTCTGCAGAATTATAGTTAAGGCGACCTGGGTCAATAAATGCGGCAAGTCGGTAGGCAGCGCCATACACGATAACGTCCTTACAGGATGAAGGTAAACCTGTGACGGATTCAAATGTAGCGCTTGGACCTGATGCTGTCAGGGTAGTTGGCTTCTTAGTGTAGTAAACCTGGACTGTACGACCTGCATCGATGCGGTCATAGATTGAGATAGTCTGACCAGTAGCAAATGATGTTGCATTTGCAAAAGAGTCTTGACGCCAGTTTCTTACAGGAACCCACTCTTGCGTTGGTCCTGTTGACTTCCATGAGACGTAAAGGATTGTCTCAGAGTCTGCAGGAAGTGAGTATGTTGTGACAGCGGTATTAAAGTTAAATGTGTGAACACCAACCCCGAAGAGGTTAGGAAATACAGCATCAATTGTATCATTGATAGCCTTCTTTACTGTAGCGCGTGGGAATGTTGGAGCGATTACTACCTTGGTATTTGTTGTGTGTGCTGCTGGAGTTGTACCCTGATACCCACGACCATAAGGAGCGACGGTTGCTGTAGAAGAGATTCTGTCATACGAATCAATCCACAGCAACTCGTCTTCAATTTCAATCGTTCCCATGCCAATATTACTGACGCTAGCAAGGCTGAGACCCAGCCCTGTAGAAGTAACATCTTGGGTCAAGTGCGTAGCGCGGTCTTGCCTTAATGTATAGCCTGCTAGATTGAGAAGAATCTCATCTACCAAATTGGCATAGGTTGTTGTCATTGTTATCCTTTAATTATTGTTAGGCTTGACGTCCGCCAGCGCGCTTTATTGCGGCTGCGGCTGCTTCACGACGCTTCTTTGCCATAGCAGCCTCTGCTGCTTTTTGTGCTGCTGTTTTAGGTGTAGGCTTTGCTGCAGTTGTTGTACGGTTAACGTTAAGGTTTCCACCTGCACGTGCTGCTGCTTGTGCTCTTTGCTGTGCTGTTCCACCCATTACTCGTCTGTTTTCTGCAGGTTTAACTGCATTACGACCTCTAGCGTCTACCATTTGTGGCTTAGATGTTACGTTTGGTGTTCCATACTTACGGCGTGTGCTTGGTACTGCCTTTGCAGCGCCTGCAGAAGCCTTTGCGGCTGCAGCCTCTAGGCGGCTTGCTCCGTACATACGCTTAACGCCTTCAAGGAATTCTGCTTCGCCTTTTCCACCTTTAGCCTTGAGTTCTCCAGCGCGCTTAAGCGCTGCTGTCATACCCTGGTTCTTGATGAAGTCAATCATGTCTTGTTTTACTACAATTTTCTTAGATGCTTTTCCGCCACCCATTGATGAACCTCTTGCTATTGCCATTACCATTTCACCTTATCTGCCCAATATGCGGCACTCATTTTTCCTTTGGATATATTGCTTGCATGTCTTGCTTTGAAAGACCTACGACGTGCTGCATTGGCAGCAGATTCTCCTGCTTTTCTAGGTGAGCCAGAAACGCCTTGTTGACCAAAGCGAATGGTTTTAACCTGGCTACCTACCTTAGCCACAACAACGTGTGACTTAGTAGGGTGGCTAGGAGTACGCTTAGGCTTGTTATAGCCTGCTACTCCTGCCCGAGTTAAACGTGAGTCTTTCATCTGTAACCTTTTGTTTTCTTTGCGATTGCTTTAGGTTGCCTTACGAACTGCTTACCCTTTGCGTTACCTTTGGCTTTAGCCTTGTTGGTAGCGGCTTTCTCTGCTGGGCTTAAAGCAGCCCATGCAGCAGCAGGTAAATATCTTTTCTTGCCCTTCGACGGCTTGCCATCAGAAGTCTTCCACTTCTGTGCAGTCCACTTCTTGAGTGACTGCTGAGATTTAGCAAGTGCCATTATCTGTAGCCCCCGCCTGCCTTCTTGTACTGAACAGCAAGCAACTGAGCCTTACGAGCAGACCATTCTCCAGGGTCTCCACCTTTAGAGCCAGCCTTAATCTTCTTGAATAGTGCGGCTCTCATACCAGGCTTGGTGTAGTTACCTGCAGCATTAACTTTAGATTTAGGCTTTGCCTTTGGCATTCTTTTTCCTTTTACGAGAGACTACTAACTTTCCATTTTTTTCAGTTACTGTCATGCCAGCAGATTCTGTCTGGCGCTTTAACTGATTATACTTCTGAGCAGTAGTAAGTTTTTTCATTACTTTTTCATCTGCTGACCTTTGGAGTTGTACTTACGATTTTGTAGTACGGCTCCCCAAAATTGTCCAGCCTCTGGGCTTCTTGCAGGTGAGTTCTGTAGGTTGTTCCACTTACGATAACTTTTTGTTACTGTTGCACCGTAATCGTAAACTTTATCAAAAATTGATTCGTTCTTCTTCTTAGCCATTACATGCCGCCAAATAGTCCGCGACGTGGAGCCGCCTTCTTCATGGTCTTCTTCTTAGCGGTCTTCTTGACCATCTTCTTGCCTGACTTCTTGGCTTCCATCTTGGCTGCCTTCATACCCTTAGCGGTGTATGCGAATTCTTTTCCGTTTACCATTGGCATTATATTGCTCCTACTTCCTTGAGTTTAGATACTGTTTTGTTTTGGATTATGTTTGTGTCGGGCATGGTAGTAGCGTCATAAGCAGAACCCATAGAATCAGATGCTCTTTGAGCCTCTTGAACTGCTTTTAAGGTTGTACCTGCTGGCTGTATTCCTTCAGACCTTGCCTTGCGGTAGGCTTCTAACTCGCCTTCCCACTTCTTGTTGGTGGTTTGCTTCTGTGAGGAAGCGTCCCCCGTATTCAACAAGAGTCCTGCTGCCTTGCACCCGAAGCAGACTTCTGGTCCACCACAGGCGGTATGGTCAACGGCGATTGCTTCTGACGGGAATGGTACGTCTGAAACCTCATCGCAGTTCAAGCATCCATACTTTGTAACCTTGTAGTCGTGAGCGTCAGTGAATCCCCATTCAAGCACCTTACTGATATGTTCACACACTTATATAGTCTCCACCGTGTATCCTGCAGCCTCAAGGTCTGTCTTCTCCCCTAGGCTGACTTCATACGAATATCCCCCGATATACGCAACATCTGCATCCGCAATCTCCTCTGAGGAGGGGAATCGGACTTCGTAGTACTCTCCGTCTATCTTTAGGACTGTTATGCCCCGTACGAGCCTGTAGCGGCTGAATAGACGCCCTTCGCCAGCAGGTCCTTCGCTGACTGTGGGTGTTGTAAACCTGTATGCCATTTAGCCTCCTAAGCCGTTTTATGGATAAGGCTAGAGTTTCCCCTAGCCCCACCCATCTAAATACTTAGATTATGCACGAACTGATGAAGCAGTTTCGATGCGGTATAGAGCCTCTGGACGATAGATTGACCAGTTGATGATACCGTGCCAGCCGACTGGGCGGAAGCGGTTCAACTTGTCAACAACGTTACCAAATTCAATACCTGGTTCCTTCCATACTGCTTCAGCAAGTGCTTGCTGTCCGAGTACGTAGGTGTTGTAAACACGAGCCTTTGGAGTAACTGTAAGTGTGTTTGTTCCAACAGTTCCTGAGTTAGCAACAGACACTGTAAGTGTTGTGTTTGTTGTACCAACTTCAATTGCTGTAATCAAAGCACCTGAACCTACGTTAGTTCCAGAGATAGCATCTCCAACCTCAGCGAGTCCACCGAATGCGCCGTTTGCAACGACGATTGTGAATGCGCCTGAAACACCGCTTACTGCTGGAGCAGTAGCAAGTGCTGTGAGAGCCTTACCTGAGATTGTGTTTGTCATGCGTGGTGTCTCGATGAAACGGACACCTTCCCATGCTCCGAGTTCACCAGCAAGAAGTGGACCAGCGTTCTGGTACTCATGTGGTGTACGCCAGATGTTGTTACCTGTCTCTGTACGAAGGTCGTGTGAGACTTCTGGGTGGATGTATGAAACATACATTCCGCCACGGGTTACAACGTTAGCAGCGCGCAACTTAGTTACTGCGTAGCGAACATCGCGTCCCTTGAAGGTATCTGTTGTGTCAATTGTTGACTTAGCAGCAGTTGTTGAAAGTGCTCCGCCAGATTCGCGGATGACGTTTGTACCTGCATCAAGAACAGCAGCGATACCGTTGTCAAGTGTTGTTGCCATGTTGAATGAGACTGCGTTTGCAATCCATGGGTCAACATCTGCAAGTGTCATAAGTGCCAACTTGCGTGTTGGGAGTACTACACGACCAAGTTCAACCTGTGACACATCAAGTGTTGTGGTTGCTGGTAGTGCTACTGCATCTGGGTCTACAGTTTCAGCGAGAGTTGCACCTGCGATTGAGGTGTCAGAAATATCGTTGTGGAACTGGAAACGAATTGAAGAACCGTCGTGAGTTGGGTTTCCGATTTTCTTGTCCGCGATTGCACGGAACTGTGGTACTGAACGAAGGTTGAGTTCAATCAACTTATCGTAAGCCAAAGTTACAAGATTGGAACCTAACCCAGAGGTTGTGGTAGTAAAGACATCTGCCATTTGGAGATATCTCCTTTCTGGTTAAGTGTGCGGTTTATTGACCGCTGAGGATTGATAAGATTTCTTCTTCGGATTCTGCGTTAGCAATACGATTTTGTAAATCGTCCGAAGTTGCGGATGTTTCAGCACCTGTTAGCACAGCGTCCATCTTCTGCATAGAAGCAATATCTTGTTGGTTTACTGCTGGCTTTGGTGTTGGTGTGTATCCGAATACATCACCATTAGCATCAAGCCAGGCGTTAATAGCATCTTCAGATGCCTCGATATCTGCTGGAATAAACTGTGCAATCTTGTGATTAACACCCTTGGACGAAAGTACGTCCTTTAGAATCCGCTCTTTTTGGGCTTTGGTGAGTTCACCATATGAAGTTTCTAGGTCCTTGTTCTTACGCTGTTCAGCCTTTAGAGCCTTACGTAGTTTCTTAACGAGGTCTGTATCCGATTCAAATGCACCAGTAGGTGTATCGTCTTCGTCTTCATCTTCCCAGTAGTTGTCGCGGTTATCGCTCATGCGATTGTCTCCCTTATTAGTAGTTGTCGCACACCTCAATCCAGACGGGGAATCTGTATTGGCTTGTACTCTCGGTCTTGTACGCCCTCTGAGGCCGATAGATTCAGAGGGGATTCTTTTGTATTAGTACATCTGTGAAGTACGGAAGGAACTCTGAGTGGTTCCTGCTTGACCCTGGAATGCAAGAGTATTTTGCTGTCCGAGTCTCTTGCGCTTTTCAGAAGGCATTCCCATAAACTCTTCTTGGATGAGTTCTGATTCGACTAATGTCTTTCTCTCATCTTCTGTTAGGGCTGCGTTTCTCTCATAAATTCCAGAGAGCATTACTGTAGGGGCTAGTCTTTGACCAATGTTCTCAAAGGCTTTAGCAGCAGTTGATTCGACAGTTCCTACTCCAACGCCAGCATCAGTAGCACCGGCTAGGGCTGCAAGTTGCTTCATCTTAGTAGCATCAAATGTTATGCCAGCAGATGCTCTTTGTAGGGCTTGCTGAGCAAACGCAGCAGTCTTCTGGTTAATCTCAAACTGTTGCTGTCCAATGGTTGGGTCAGCGTAAAAGTCAATAAGGTCCTGGCTGCTATTGATATATCCAAGTTTCTTAAGAGTTGCTACCTTGTTAGGGTCAGCAGCAAGGGCTGCCACTCCATACTCAGCGAATCTTGTATCTAGGTCTGTAATCTTAACGCCATTAGAAATGAACTTTTGGATGCTCTCTTCGCTTGCATAGATTGGGCTACGACCAGTTTTTGCAACTAAGTCTTTTACGCCTAGTTTGAAAGCCATAAGTTCTTTTGGAGTTGGAATGTCTCTTCCAGTTTTAGGAGCATATTCTCTTAGGTATGTAAATTCTTTGTAGAATGGAGACTCAATTGTCAATCCATTTTTTGTAGTAAAACTCTTGTTGTTATACAACAGTCTTGTGGCTTCTGCTTCTGACATTCCATCAGCCATTACATACTCAAGGAAGGCAAGGGATGACTGCTGAATAGAGGCAGGTATTCCTAGTTCTTCTAGAGTTGCTAGGATAAAATCTCTTTTGCCAGTAGCAACTGGAGTATCTGTTGCGCTAATAATAGAACGCTGAGCAACAGTAGGTGGGTTTACATACAGTCCACGTCCATCTGGAGTAGGGGTTGTAGTGCCACCTGTTGACTTGGCTAGAGCCTGTGCGTCTGCTCTAGTCTGGTTTAATAATTGCTGTGACTGAGTTTGAGACTCTTTTGCACCGGCAAGATTTGTAGCAGCAACGTTTTGCTGAAACTTTAAATTTGTTGTTTCTGCTATGATTTTTGCTTCATTAAGAGAAATCATTGCCTGTGCTTGCTTAAGAGGATTACCTTGAGCAGCAGTTACTTTTGCACGGGCTGCTTCTACAGCAGCATTGGCTCTGTCAACTGATGCTTTACTTAGTGAAGAACCACCACTTTCGGTTACTCTAGCCATTACCTTAAACCTTCCTTCAAGGCATTAGCAATTGATATGCCCTGCTGCCTGCCTGCGTCGCTGGTATTAAACTCTGGCAAAGTTTCCCAGAATGACTTTATCTCATTAGAGTTCATAACTCTTACAGTTTTCCCGTCATTAAAGTTTAGTATTTGGCTGAATATAGGATTGGTCTTGTCAAAACTTGTCCCAAGATAGTTATTAGTTGACTTAACAATAGGGTCTAGAATTGTGATTAAATCTGTACCTAAATCAAAACTATCTTTTAATCCAGGGTACATCTTTGCAGCAATAGACCTGACAGCATTAATCTTGGTGGTTAACTTTTGTTCTTGTATCTCAGCGTTACCAGTTCTGATTATATCTGTAGCAATAGTAGCCAATTCATTTGTAGAAGGCTCTGGAAGAAGATTATCCTTGTAAACCCTTCTAAGGTTTGTCATAATATTCTTTACAGCGCCGCTTTCTTCTTTGCCTGTAATCTTATAGTTATCAGCCAAGAACTTACCAAGGAATGTCTCGTACTCTGCCTGAGTGAATCCTTCGCCACTGACTTCTTCTTTTGTGCGACCAGAGGATGCAGTACCAGTATCGGTAGCAGTTCTTGTTCTTTTAGTTTCGGCAAGTTGGCGCTGAGCCTCAGCATTGTACTTGTCTTTAAACTTGATAATTTGCTCTGTTGTTGGGTATACACCAAATGTCTTAAAGTAAGCATCGTTAAGGCGTTGTTCTGCATCGGTCTTGTCAATGCGCTTGAGCGCTGTTGAGATTTCCTTGCTGAATGTTGTCCCGCCAACCTTGGCATAAGGGCTTTGAATTCTGTTATCAAGGACAGTATTCCAGTCCATGGTGTTGACATAGCCCTCTTTAAATACCTGGGCTATTCCAGCGACATCCTCATTAGACAATTGACCTATCGGTGTTGTGCCTTTAGAAAGTCCAGCAACACGTACCTTTGCCTGCAGAACATCTAGGTCTGACATATCAGGGCGTACTGTACGCGCTTTACGAAGGTCATCAAAGAATGTTCCAGCAGTCATAATAAATGCTTGAGGGTCTTGAGAGTATGCCTTAAAGTAAACGCTTGTATCTGCTCTGATACCGGCTTTTAGAGCATCAGTAGCCCCAGTACTAGGTCCTTGTTGGAACGGTCCAGTTACCATTATTTAGCCTGCTCTTTCAAGATAGGTGCGAATACTGAATAATACATATGAGAGAACTCAGGGTTTTTAAGCATTAACTTTGTTCCCAATGCTGTTAACTCATTTCTGTATTGAGTATTAAGCCAGAATCCGCTTCCAAAATCAGGTTCTACGGTAACTCTGTCTCGCTGTAGTACTTCTTTTCTTCTTAAATACTCTGAGTAAAACTCTGCTGTTTCTGCGTAAATAGGAGATTGTTTAAACGCTTCTTCATTAAGTGCTGCACCCACTGTATCAACACGAGCCTTAGCGCGACCAGGTGTTACAGACTCAATTGGCTCTCCGCCATATTTCTTGTTAAGTTCAATAACCTGTTGTGTGTACCAGATATCTGAGTGACCTTCAAGAATTTGTCTCTCAGTAATCTGTGATTTCTCTAGGTTATAAATCAAGTTTTCTGCAGCGTTAGAAAGTTCAGCGGTTGATAACTTCTCACGGCGTCCACTAGCAACCTGCCAGTTGTAGTAAGCCATTGCCGCTTCTCCACCAGGGAAGAAGTAAGGAACAATATCTGCTTCCTTGCTAGCATACTTACCAACTACTGCTCCATTTTTATTCAAAAATGACCAAGCATCTTGTGTTCCAGTAACTGATTTTGTAGAACCGCTAAGAATAACGCTTAGGTTATTTAAACCATACTTTTCTGAAAAATCTGCAACAGAGGCATCATAGTCTCCAGCGTTCTCTTCGCTTATGTCTTTCCATGCTTTGTATAGAATGCTATGAGCCATAAACTGATACTTGCCTTCATCTGTTCTTATTTTTGACAAAACCTCTTGAGAAGGCGTGGCAGGAAGAATGCTCTGGAATATTGCTGTAAAACCAGAAATTGTTCGAGACATTGATTCTGCTCTATCAAATAAAGCATTGCGTTGTGTATCATCAGCAAATGGGTTGTCGCCATAATCACCAGTTGATGCAAGATATCCTGCCCAACCCTTTACGCCTTTTTCAACAGCCGCTTGGTCGTTCATTCCAAGAAGAATTATTTTATTCAACCACGCTGGTATGACAATATCGTAAGCGCCTTTTTCTCCAAAAGGAAAAATCCATTGACGTAAGAAATCATAGGCTGGACCAAACGATTTAGATTGCCCAGAAAGTTTAAAAGCACCTTGCATAACAGGACCAACACCAGGCATCATTGGGTTAACTGCACCCATAGCAAGGTTAAGTGATTCAACGGGTGCTGTTAGTTGAATAGCCTGTGCTGCATCTAGGTTCTTGCCAGCAAATGCTCCCATAAGATTTCCAAGCAAAGGATAGCGGAATCTATTAACACCAAATTCATCTTTGTAGACAAATCCTTGGGACTCGTCATACTGTGTATTTGTAACGTCATATAGTGCGGCAGAGCCTGGCTTGGTAAGAGCGTCAAACGCTTTAGAAAACTTATAAACCTGGATAGGGTTTTTCGCTGTCAATTGTCCCCATGTCTTAAGCGTATTTACGTGTGCTTGAAGGAACGGGAAAATAAGACGCATCTTGTTTGTAGAGTCAAGCGTTCTGCTTGCATCATAGAACAAAGCCTTGGTTGCTTTACCAGCAGTATCAGATGCCAAGACATGCGCATCTCCATAGGACATAGAAGACTTAAAATCTGGAGTCTTTTTACGGCTTTTAATTTCAGATTCAATAATTCTAAGTGTCTGATTCTGCTTTCCAACTGGAATGAACTTGCCATTCTTAGATAGTCGGATAGGAGCAAGAGTTTTTTCTGCAGACTTCTTTAGTTTCAACAAATCATCTAGGCTTAGCGCTGGAGCATAACGCCCAATGTGGTCCCAGTAAGACATTCTGTATTCAGGTCCGAAGTTAACAAGATTTTCTGTTCTTGCTGCCCATCTAAAGAATCCGTCAATTCCGTTTTTAAGAACGTTGCTGTTTTCTTGGAGCCATGCTTTTGTATCAGCAAAGATAGCGCTAGCGTTAGGCATGTCTTCTGCTGGGAAAAGGCGAGAGACTTCCTGGCTAAATTTCAGGGCTCTTTTTCCACCTTCTTCAAAGTCTATAGAGTTCTTGTACTTAGGCATACGTAATACGTAGCCAGTACCATCGCTCAAAGGAACTTCTACTACTCCATCAGCAAGCAACTTGCGGATGTAGATTCCCTTAGGACCTGTACCCATCAAGCCATTAAGTGCTGTTGCGTAACTTGCTGTTGAGTTTTCATCAAACAACCAGTTTTTTACACCAGTAACATTGATGTTTCCTGGTACAAAACCCTTGGTTCCATCAAGAAGGAATATCTCGTCAAAGTCAGAAACCTTACGATTTCCTCTTGAAATACGAGATGCATCATAGATTTCTTTTAGAACGTTTGTTCTATCGACATCATTGATTCGAATAGTCTTGTTAGATATTAAATCATCAACTAAACTAGCCTGCTTTTCTGGTGTGTCTGCCTTAGCAACCAGTTGCATCATGTCGTCTACGCTGAAACGAGATAAGGTATTAGAGAACGCTTCGTTAAACTTAGGGTGTGCAGACTCTACAACCTGATAGATTTTACCTAGAACGCGAACCTTAGCGTCAGCAGAACGTGGGTCAGCATGTGAAATCTGTCTTCCCATGAACGCAAGGTATTCATCCATGGCTTCTGTTGCCAAGGTTGCGGCTTCTGCGTCCTTAAAGTTATTATCCATGATATCGTCTTTGTACTTTTCAAAACGAGATAGGAGTTTCTGCATAGCATTTCCCTTTGGATTTCCTACCATCATAGCAAGGTATCCAAAAGGATGATTCAAAAGTGTGTCGTGACCTGAGAGGTACTGGCGAACCTGCATCTCTCCTATGTTACGAATAATGTATGAAATACGGAAAGCCAACTGCGCTGTGCGCCAGTGTTCTCCAACCTGTACCTGGAAGGCATCTAGATTTGAACGAGTAGACAATAGTGGTCCACGACGCTTAAAGTCTTTAATTGCCTTAACAAGATGAGCGTTATCAGGAAGGCGTACCACATCATCAAGGAACTGATGTGCGTATACTGCTCCAGTAGCGGCAACTTCTTTTCCGTCAAGCATAGCGATAAAAGGAAGTTTATTGTTTGCTCGCAAAGAGTTAGCGTAGTTAGTAATTAGCGCTCTATCATCACCGGCAATTTTAAGTTCTTTTTGTAGAATCTCTAGTAACTCGGTGCTTCCTGGAGCATACTTATCTACAATTGCCTTGTGAGTCTCTTGAAAAGCATCATCAATAATCTTTGCACGGACAGTGTTAATGCTTCTTCCTGTCGTACCCTGTGCTTTAATAAGTTTATCAATTGTCTTGTCAATAACTTCAACTGGAACTTCTGCAGATTGCATCCATTCTCTAACTCCTGTACCTAGTCTATCAAGGTCATCGAGAGGTAGAATTGTTGAACGAATGTATACTCTTGATATAGCCGTATCTAATTTCTGGATTGCTCTGATTGCTTTGCCATCTGGAGCAACTACGGACTTAATAATAGGGGTAGACACTGCGGCAGTTTTGCCTCTAAGTGTCATGCTACGAGCCAACTGTGGGTCTGCAACAGGGTCTGCTAGGTGTGTACGCAGGATAGCAAGTACTTCGTCACCTGTCTGAGCATCAGCAAGTTGACCAGCAACCGCTAAATCCATCTTGTTGTTAAACAATCTAGAGATTTTAGATGCGCTGGTTTCTTTTGCCACAATGTTTGCAATAACCGCAAAGCGTTTTCCTAGAAGGAACTTGTTGACCTTGGATAAATCCTGGGCAAGAGGTCCGCCGATTCCATCAACAAGACCTGCTTCTGCGCGAAGGAATTCTTTTTCTGCAGCCCTTGAGCCTATTTTAAGTTCAAGGTCCATGAGTTTTTGCAAAGGAGCATACTCTGGGTTATTAACAATGTTAGCAACCAAGTCTGGGTCTTTAGAGGCATAGTCCCTAAGCGCTTTAATTTCTTTAAGATTTTTATCTAGATTTGTCTTTGCTAGTAAGGCAGCATCACGAGCAGCCTGAGCATTTATTACTGCATCTTCTGCATCTACAAGTGACTTAGGAACATCAACGATACTTGTAATGTTCTTGCTATCAGCAAGTGTGCTGCTTACTTTTATTCCTTTTGCAGCAAGTACACCCTTTGATACTATGGCTATTCCGCCAGTACCACCGTAAATCGAACGGATGTTCGAAAAAGCATCGACTTTATAAAGGTCTTCGATAATGTTAGTTAGAAGAGATACAGCCTGTGTGTTCTTGGTTGCTGCTACTTTACCAATTAATTGACCAAGATTTTGGATACCATCTCCAAATGCAAGGTCGTCAAAAAACCCTGAACCACGTATTGTCTTAAGGGATTCTATAGTCTTCTTAGGAAGAACACCTACTTGAATGATTGATTCTATCTCATCAGAAACACGAGCACGTAGCGTAAGTTCTAGGGCAGCCTCTTTTGCTGTAAGTCCGCTATAGTCTTTAGCCAAATCAAGAACATTAATATCCCCTTGCTTAGCAAGAGATACTAGAAACTCATCTTGTCCATGTGCAGAAGGTACAATCTTGCCAAATTCTGGCAATTCATCTACCATAAATGCGCCAGGAAAAGCCTTGCCAATGTTGTCTGTATCCGCTGATAACTGTGAAAGTCTATCGATAAACTCGTCTTGGTTCTTGCCTATAATGACATCTTCAACGTACTTAACAACGTTAGCATCGTTTAGAGCCTCAACTCCAGCAACTAACTTCTTGTCAACAGCAGTGATAATTGAGTCTGCCTTAGCAGTAGACTGCAATACCTCTGCCTCTGTAAGATATCTATTGGCTTCTAGGTACTCTTCTTCTGCGCGCTTATAGGTATTATTAACAGCGCGTGTGATTTCGCCTTTTGCATCCTTATATCTGTCGAGTAATTTCTTCTCATCAGCACTAACAAGTACGTCTTTTAGTTCACGAGCAGCCATTTCTGACTGTGCAATTGCGCGAGATTCAGCAAGTCTACGTCCCTGTTTTGCTGCTCCAACAATACCAAATTCGGCAATCTTTGCTGCCTTTTCTTCGCTAACCCCTGCTTTAATGAGTGCTTTGCCAGCAACTCCTGTTTTAATAAGAGCGCCTGGTCCAAGGTATGTCAAAGGGTCCAAGCCAACGTTGAGAACTGCGTCAATAACGCCAGATGCAAGTTTAAAGGCTGTGCTGTTAGGGTCTACTCCAACAGTTGCTAAAGAACCACGTCCGATAGTAAATGATTTGCCGTTGACTCTTCCAAACTGCTGCATAGCCTTAGCCTGCTGCTTGCCAACGCGTGATTCTGGGCTAACAAAGAATCCAGAGCCAGTGCTTACGCCGCCACCATCAAATATATCTTGTACTAGAGAACCAAAAGTGCTTGTCTTGCCTGTAAGAATGTTTAATGGGTTCATATCCTTGACAATTTGTCCAGCAGATATGTCTTCACCTTGTGTGACTGCGTATAAATCGCGTGAAACTGTAGTAAAATAATCGTAAGGAGAGCGAAGCGCTGCAAATCCTACTCGTGTTGTCCCTTTAAATCCACCATAGAGAGCATCTCTTGTCTTTTCAAACAAGTTTTTGTCTTTTTGAAACATAGAAGGCAGGGTTTTGGTGTAAGTAGCCTGTCTCATAACCTGATTTACTCCATCAATACTGGCAACTTTGTCAATGCCAGGAGTATCAGCGTTTGCTCCAGCCTTAACAAGAGCCACAATTGACTCTTTGCTGAGGTGTGGATATTTTCTTACGATAGATTCAAAGTTAGAATGCTGACTTCCGTCAAAAGAGAGCAATTCATATTCCATCATACGGGCAAGTTGGTCAGAAACCGTATTTGAAAGTAAAGTTGCGCTCTTTCTACTTTGCGGTGAATTAGGTTCGTAAATTCCTAAATCTATGCTTTTTGATGCCACTAGTAAATACCCTCTTGGTCATACGCTTCTAGCATGCGTCGTAGAATTGGGCTAGGAGATGCTGCATACATAGCAGAAATAAGAACAAGTCCTGGGTCTGGGCTTGACAAATTAGGAGTTACCAAGTCGCGTGGTGTACGTCCAGCAGTATCCATACCTGCTCCATCGGTAAATGGAACATCTGGGTTTCCTGGAGAAAAAATATTTGGAAGTTGCTTGCTCATTTCTGGGTAAGCATTTTGGCTTACAGCGCTGCCAGTTGCAACAGTAGGCTGTGCTGACTGCAAGGATTCATTTTCAGCGCGTGAGCCATAAGGACCGCCTGAAGCAGAACCAATCTTTGCATCTCGCTGTATCTTTTTTGCACGAGAACTAGGGTTCTTATCGGTACGGCTAGAGTTAGCGCCTACTCCCGAAACTACTTCTTTAACCATTTTAGTCCTCGTCTTCGTCCATGTATTTTGAAATATCATTGTCTGTTGGGATTTTCCAATTGACCCAATCAGGATATGCGTCCTTGTCTGTGACAAGTGCAAGTGCTATGTCATGCTTAAAGCCTGCTTTGATTAGAGAAGTGTAAAACTCATTAAGCCAGATACAGTACATTTCCAAACGATTGTATTCGTTGGTGTCTACTGTTATTATTCGCTTTTTGCGAGTTGCCACGTTATTCTCCTTACATGCCTGCTAAAATAGAACCTAACCCTTGTGGTAAAGCCTCACCCTGTGGGGGTTGAGGGGCTCCGCCAGAAGGTTGTCCAGGAGCCGCTGGGGACGGGGGCGCTTGCTCAACTGGGCCTTGTGTGCCTGGCGGAGCCATCTCTGGCTGCATCGGTTGTTCAGGCTCTTTCGGACTGAACACTGCCAACGCAGCAGCCTCGATACTATCCCCTTTACGACGACGTTCAATAACGTCAGCAATATTCTGGATTAGTTTAGATGGGTCTTGGCCTTGTGCGGCCATAGCAGGTATTGCTTGTGCGCTTGCAGTAATTGCTGCAGTGAGATTATCGCGCATCTTTTCAATCTCAATTCGTTGTTCTTCCATTGTGACATTAACAGCCCATGGTAGTTCACGACGAATAAAGTCCTTAGATACTAAATCAGCGCCTAGCGCTTGGAGAGAGAAGATGAGTGCACGTGAAGGGTCTAATCCAGCCATCAAGCCATATCGGACTTCTACCGAAGTGTCGCCCTTAATGTCCTTGCTTGGCATATACTTTAACTCGTACGGCGTACCTTGTGCAACACCTTTAACGCTCTTTTCGCTATTGAAAAGGAGTTCATCCATTTCAAAGCACATCTTGATGACATCTTCCAGAATCTCAGCAAGGACTGTTTGACCAGCCTTAATCTGAGAATCGAAAGCACCAAGAAGTGCCTGGACACCTTGACCAGTGATAACACTAGCGTCAATGTTTCCAGTTCTACCCTCAGGATATCGAGCACCTAAACGCAATTCAGATTGGAGGGCTGATTGCTCCTGGAAAGTAGCAGCGGGAATGTCCAAACGGACACGCCCAACACCATTGGGTTGGTTAGTACGAATGATTGCATCAGGACCCATAGGAAGGTCGATAACATCATCAGGTACTACGAGAGGCGCTTGGATTGACTTTTCAGCCGCTTCCATAGCGAGGTTAGCAAAACGTGCACGAGCAAGTTGTACAAAGAGCACATCATCAAACTGTCCGCGTGGCAAGCCATCGATAGATGGACGTTCAGCGATAAACACTGTCATCTTGCCAAGTGGGTTTCTAGCCTGTGATAAAACTAAGTTTTTGCGTGAAGGAACGTAGAGAATAATATCGTTCTTATCCATGTAGCGGATAATTTCAATCTCAGCGTTTAGATTCTGGTCGTACCCGAACTGACCAAGAATAGCGCGGTCATACTCTGGGAACTCATTGACGAGTTCTCCGATTGTCTTGTTGTAGCGCTTAGCATAAGCAACAAGGCGATTAAAACGGTCACGCTCATAGTAGACACCAGTTGGGTCTTCGACGCGGATACGTGGGAGTTTTGCATCCCAGTCAGCCTCTATGTGGATTGGTAGGAAACCATAGGAGAAGTACTGGTCTGAACCACCATACATCTGGGTCTGTAGGCGTGAGTGATAAACATAGTTGTTGGCAATCATGCTGCGCTTGTCAGCAAAGGCACGAGCACGGTCAGAGGTAATGTTAGTTGTAGAGCAGTTAATTGATGGCAGCGGTGCTAGCACCTCAGCCAAGTCACGTGCTGCAACATCTACAAAGTTAGCAACCATGGCATTAGGCATGTCTGTAGGGAACATGTCAGGGAATACCTCTGCCATACGTCCCTTACGCACAGACAGAATGTTAGCCATGTTGCTGTCGCGCTCTGCAGCGCGATGCTTCATGGCGTCTACACGCCGTGCAATAGTCTTGATGTCTGCCATTGTTGTCCTATTCGTATTCGCCAAATTCGTAATCGTTCACGTTAACCATGTACCGCGTAGCACTCTGGCGAGGTGTAGCCCATTTATTTGGAATGTGACTTTGAGTGATTCTTGTAGTTCCGATAACTTCTCTTGCCCGTAGTTCACAGAACCATAGAGCCATAACGCAGTCTGTCTTACCCTTGGTATCAGGCTTCCAGGTAATCAATTGCTGGATAAGCGCCTTGATGCCTTCTGAACCATCTTGAGAAGGAATCTCAATCAGGTTGTCGTGATTGAATGAAGTGCCACGCATAGACCCAAAAAGCCCTGACATAGCAGCCACACCGAATGATGTGTCCCATTTATTCTTACCAGTGAACTGGCTTGAAAATTTGACCCCCGCCGAGGCTAGGTAACTACGTAGTGTCTCATCTAAGGCGTAAGCCTTTTGATGCGCATTGATTTCGATACGCAGTTCCTGAGGGCGATACTTCTCGCACCATGCCTCAATCAAAGACTGAATCTTCTGCGGAGTTGGCTCCTGCATATTCTCAACATCTAAAATATATCTTTTGCGAGTTTGGCGGTCAACTGTCATAATTACCGCCGCAGTATTACCCGTCATCGCTGGGTCAAGACCCATGATGGTGTACCACTGACCCTGCTCAGCAGGATGTCCTGGTGTGCCTGGCTTTAGTTTGCCGCGTTTGCGCATCCTGTTGACTGAACCTTGGACACATGCAGGCGGAAAGATGGAATCTTCTTGGACGTCCTGTTGCTGATAAACCAAAGCCCACGCACTCGGAGAGACTTCCGAACGTCGTCTAAACAACGCGGGCCCATTCCATTTAGGATAAAGACCGTCTTCATCGGGAAGGATGCCTTCATCCGAACCTTCCCAGGGAAGATTAGACTTGGGCCACAGTGTAACCCATTTTTCTGGGTCATCGTCATACTCCAATACAGCAGGCATGGACATGTACGTAAACGGAGTCTTGCCACCAGTCCAGTGGTTAGGGTTTCTAATCTCACGGTACAGGTCATTAGATGCAATACGAGTTCCAACAATCAGTAACTTACCTGAATCGCCGAGACGAGTAACTACGTCTCTCTGGAGCCAGAGGAGTTGTTTCTCCCACTCATGCGCGTTTGAAGTCGTAACGACGTCATCCAAGATGATGAGGTTCGAACGGGCGCCAGTAATCTGACCACCAACTCCCAGCGCTTGCACTGTCGGGTCCTTCTCGGTAGAATCACGAGAAAGGTAAATCCTATCAGCCTTCCAAGTATCCGCATCTTCTTTCCATCCCCCAGCCGAGCCATAGACGGCTTGCATCTTAGCCCAGCGTTCATGGGAGAGGCGCTGCTTGATGGAGTAGAGATACTCCTTAGCGCGCTCCTGAGTCTTAGAGACGATGGTAATCTTAATGTTCGGGTCCATGGCGATTCGGTAGACACAGTAGTTGACTGTGATTACTGTCGACTTGGCATGCTCAGGCGGGACGTTTAGAAGTAAACGCTTCGGGCTGGCAGGCTCGTAGACCATTGAAGAGTGAATGTAACTTGGCTCACGGGATTCGATGATGTCAATCCAGGAGCGGTGGTGAGGAAATATGGGTGAGTCCAAGAACTCACGTGAGAACTCCTCAAATCCAATCTTGTACTTAGCATCTCCCGTTACGATGCTCAGGGTCTTCTCACCCTCAGTGCGGGCTTTCTCAAGAGCCTTCATAAAGGCGGCATCTTGACGCCAGACCTTCATGACATCTGGCTTGCGGTCAGCCCTAGCGATGGCGTCATCTAGGGTCAGACCCTGCTTGATGAACTCTAGAACCTTCGCCTTGGCTTCCCGTAAAGCCTTAACGTTGTGGTGCTCAGCACCTTTACCTGCAGCCATAACTCCCCTTATAAAAACTTATAATAAAATCCCCCTTATCGCTCGGCGCTTACAGCGCCTCGCTACCCCCTAAGGTTCGTGGATGGCAACAAGCCATCCTTACAGGATGTCTATCAGCCACCCACTCACAGCCAGATAGACTCACTATGTAGTATTCGTTCGTCTATATAGTATAACCCGTTCAGAAAGCAAAAGCGAACGGTGTGATATACATAATGTGACCAAGGTCACTACTATATGGGGTAAATACGGACATTTAACGGGTCATCCCGTAAATACTGTAAAAATAATTTTGTGCGATAGTATATATATACGGCGCAGCCGTAATGTAGTACTGGGGTCGCCTAGCGGGCGACACGACGCAGTTCTACCGAAAAGAGTGCGATAGCACCTTTCGTTTTCCCGAGGCGCATAGCGCCGAGGCGCCGCGTAATATCGAACACCTGTTCGAATTCATTAAGTGTTCGAGGATTCGGCTCTCGCTTTGGATACTCGAGGATTAGCGTAGCGCGACTATCTGCCGACCCGTTGGGGGGCAAGGGGAAGCGGTGATAGTGAAGTTAATTTGGACCCGAGCGAGCCACCGAGCCAGCGAGTCGGAGCCGGTGCTGATAAGCGAGCCTGTCGAGCGTTCAGCTTTGGCGACTCGAGCGCTTTGGCTCATGGCTCCGAAGATCCAAATTGACGGGAACTCCCAGCGATGCGCTTCGGTCTCGGCTGGTGGGTTTGTGTCGGGCTTCCCCGCCGTCGTCGTCGTCGTCGAGGGTGCTTGCTTATCTACTGGATTCCTGTATTCTGGTGGGAGTGGTTGGAAAAGGTCTAGCCACTTACCCGTACGGATTCCGTACAGAAAGCAAGGTTCCAAATGTCAAAGGCAAAGGCTCCAAAGTTTCCAGTAGTTTCATCTCTTGATTCTGCAAACGTTTCTCTCGTCGAGGGTGGCAAGGCTCTTATCGGTCAAGGTACAGAACTCGAGACTGCATGGTTCAAGAACTCTGTCGTGCTTCTTAACGATAAGAAGATTTCGGTGCGTGGCGTTCAGGCTTCGATGGACGAGGCTCTCAAAGGTTTTTCAGAAGATGTGAAGTTTCCTTCACTTACTCAAACCATGTGCCAGTATTTCGTTCAGGCTGCGGTGCTTATGAGCAAAGAAGGTTGGGTTGGTTCACCTGTCGAGGCTATCCGCCTTGTTCAGTCTGGCAAGCGTTCCAGCGCGTTCAAGGATTCCAAAGAGTTCGACGGCGCACTAGCAACCGCGACAAGTGCAAAGGCGATTGTCGCAAAGGCAAAGCAACCAAAGCGCGACGGCAAAGTGAAGGCAAAGGTCGAGGCTCCAGTTGCCACAACGCTCGAGGGCGCAAAGGTGCAGACATTTAGCGAGGCAGTTTCAGAATTGCTCAAGGTTGCCAGCACCCGCACTTCTCACTTCCTCACCGAGCAAGGATTGAAAGATGCTCGAGTCATCATGGCGCTGTTGAATAAGCAAATCAAGGCGCAAGAGTCCAAAGATGCGGAGCAAGTAGCCGCCTAGTCGAGAAAGGCGAAAGCCCCTTCGACCCGCTTCGGCGGGTTGGGGGGGCTTTTTCGTGTACGGATTCCGTACGCGACCCGCGCCCGCGCTTCGCGCAAAAAGTTTGTGTAGGGCTAGTATCTAGCCGCAGGCTAGATGCGACGCTTGGTTTGTGTTGGGGTAGGTAGGCTTCTCTATCGTCGCCGTTGGTTTGTGTTGGTGGGGGGTTCTCTATCGTCGTGACCGGAATCACATAGGGTGCTTGACTATCCACCGGAATCTGGGATAATTGTTCCTGTGGGGATAACTCTGTCCTCGCACCGGCTGTACGGATTCCGTACACCTACCCGAAAGGAATACCATGTACCTAACCACGCTAGACCTGTTCGCTGTAATTATTGCGTTAATGGTGTCTATCATCTTCGTAATCACCACCGCTATCGCCAACGCCAGACTTACCGCTTCCCGCGATGAGTGGCGCAAGGCTTACTATGACTATCAGTCATGGGAAGATGCCACCAACGATGCCAAAGAGGATAGGTGGTAATCATGTCTCTATATGAGAGCAAGTACGGCGTTATCACTCAACCAAACGCAACCACCTACATGGTGGGCAATTATCAGATAGTCGCAAAGTTAGAACTTTGGGAACTATCGCCAGTAGCCATGCCAACTTCTAAGACATGGCTCACATCTTCGGTGTTATTCACTTCATTAGATGACGCTTTCCGCGTTGGTATCGTGTTCGCAAAAGAAGATAGCCTTGCACTCGGTATCAAAGATTTCATATCTGCATCAGTACACCGCAATCGTACGGATTCCGTACAGTCTGGAGATGAGTAATCATGAGCGACCATAAGAATATCCGCGCTCTTGCTGCCACTTATGCGAAGACATTTCTCGCTAACAAGTACCATGAGGAATACACCGAATTGTATCGTGCGTACCTCACCAACCGCGGAGTACCTATCCGCACTTCTACAGTCGTAGATGAACGCCAACTACTATCAGAATCAGGAGATAAGTAATCATGTCTGAAGTCGGCTTCGGCTATATCAAGTTTGACCTGTGTACTGGGTGTAGCACTCCGCGCCACCTATTCGCTTGCTCAACCTCGGAAGAATCAACTCTGTGTGCTGAGTGCTGGGGCAAGAAGTTCTACTTCTCGTCCTACGATATGCAATCTGTTCTCGATGAGTTCACCAAGGAGAAGTTCCCTATCCTAGCCAACGAGGGCGTAGAAGTCTGCGCTGCTTGTTCTCACCCGTTCCATGAGCATGAGCGTTGGCAATCAACCTTCGCTTACCTTGGAGATGCAACCACCATCGTCAAGGTTCACGTTGGCTGTGCCAATAACTCATCTTGCGAGAACTGCGAGACGCTCTATGCCATGACCACACATAGACGCACTAGGTTCGTGCGTACGGAATCCGTACAGCAACTGCCCTACAACGTGTTCGTTGATTTCAGTCGCATAAATCGTCAAGATTTCTGCACACATTGTCTCAACGAATACATGGAAGATAACGGCGGTGCGGATTCCTTTTTCGATTGCCCAGCGTGTGAGTCACTCACACACACCGAAGATTCGTTAGAGTTCGGTGGCACTTGGTATTGCGAGTCATGTCACAATGACAATGTGTTTGACTGCAATAACTGTGGCTGTGAAAGGTGGTCGGGTGATGACCATAACTGCGAAGATGATGACTATTCACTTATCCACTCTTATTCGTACCGACCTAGCCCGTTCTTCTTCGGCTCCGGCAAGTACCACTTCGGCTTCGAGTTAGAAGTAGAGGCAAGGCGCAACGACAAGTACGACGGGGCGCGCATGGTTCAGGAATCTCTCGGTGGTCGTGCCTATCTCAAAGAGGACGGCTCAATATCGGACGGCTTCGAGATTGTCACGCACCCGCACACGCTTGAGGTCTATCAGCAAGAGTTCGACTGGCGAATACTGGATAGACTCAAAGATGAGGGCTATCGGTCATGGAATACAAGTAGTTGCGGTCTCCACGTCCACGTATCCCGCAAGGCTTTCGGTAACGGCGACCCTTGGGAATACAATGTCAAGAATCGGTCGGAACTATTACTGCAACGCCAGTCTCACGAACTTCGGTTCATGAAACTTGTCTATGACAATCAGCGACAAGTGGAGCGTATTGCTGGACGCAGTAACAATTCGTATGCAACCTTCAATGACAAGGGCAACCTTGTCCGGAAGGTCAAGTTCGGGCATCAGAGCAACGGCAGGTATTCGGCTATCAACACCGAGAATGACGACACCATCGAGGTGCGCGTGTTCAAGGGTTCGCTCCGCAAAGAGCGTGTGCTATCTGCTATCGAGTTCGTCCACGCATCTGTGGAATACACTCGAACTGTCAAAGTAACGAGCAAGAATCGTGCGCTGTCATGGCTCAAGTTCGCTGGCTATGTATCTGCCAATGCAGAGATGTATCCCAACCTTGTAACAATCATGAGCGAATCGTTCGCTGGTGACTCAACCCCCGATGAAAACTAAAGTGTACGGATTCCGTACAGAAGGAGTAAGCCAATGTGTATGTTATGCGTAGTTCCACCGAATGTAATTCCGTCTCGTGAGAAGTTAGAGAACTCTGCTCTCAATAATCCACACGGATTCGGGTTCGCTATTGTTATCCCCAAAGAGAATCGTATCCATGTAGAACGCACCATGAACGCGGATACATCTATCAACCGATTCATCGAGATGCGTGGGAAGTATCCAGAAGGTTACGCCATGTGGCATGCACGATTCGCCACTCATGGTACGACTACTGTGGACAACTGCCACCCGTTCAAGGTCGGCAAAGATGAGCGCACCTATCTGGCTCACAATGGCATACTGCCTATCATCGAACCGCAAGGTGATACCCGTAGCGATACGCGTATCTTTGCAGAGGACTTGCTACCCGCTATCGGTGGCGTTGCATCTCTCGACAATGAGCAAGTAGTCAATCTGCTAGATGACTTTACTACTGGCTCCAAGGTCTGCGTACTTACTATCCACCCAGATGCTAAGTATCAGTGCTACCTATTCCACAAGGAGAAGGGTTGGGAAGATGATTCAGGTGTCTGGTGGTCTAACGATTCCTGCTACCTGCCCAAGCCATACGCCTACACTGCTAGTTCATGGGAGAATAAATACTATTCGACCAAGCCACTAGACTTCATTACCAAGCATGATAAGGACATCAAGTTCTATGATTGCAAAGTCTGTGAGTTCTCTGTCGCAGAAGATGAACTATGGGATAGCGGTCTCGGTGACGACTACTGCCCACAATGCGGGTGCTGTTATCAGTGCAACACCTACATGTCGGACGACCTATGCTACAAGGGTAGCAACGCCGATGCTAAGTGGTGGTCTAAGCAAGGTGGGTGGGACTGGTGAGTAAGAAGCACAAGCCAGTACCGCCTACGCCGTTCTATTACGGCAAGCGCGCTGAACTATTCCTGCATGACGCCCAGATGGCGCTATTGCAGGGAGATACAAGCAAACACGCACGACTGATGCTCCGAGCCACGGAATATCAGGAACTAGCGGGGCAACTCCCGCTGGAGAAAGAAGCAAATGAATAAATATAAGGAAGCAATATGCTGTAAGTGTCTGGGTGCAATCCTTGTACTCGGACACGATTACAGCGACGACTTCTACTGTAATACTTGTGCTTGGGCTAAGGTAGGAGATGTACGGATTCCGTACACCTCCACCGAGGTTCAATCATGAGCGCCAGTACCAACTTCTCTAAGAAGGGTTCATGCTCTAATCCAGAGTACGACCCCGACTGGTGGTTTCCACAAGAGAAGGCTGGCAAAGTACAATGGTCGCGTACACCCGACGCTAACAAGGCTCGCGCCATATGCGCCACGTGTCCGATACTGCAAGAGTGTAGAGATTACGCTGTTCAGTATGAAGGCATCTACGGCATATGGGGTGGCTGGGATTGGCACGAGATGCGCGCCGAAAGGAAGCGCAAGAATATTATAGCCAAATCATGGGCTATGACATATCTTGCCATGAGTTCAGGTTGGAGTATGGCTGGGAATGAGTGATAACGACTACGAACAATTTACTACGTCGGTGAGAGATGCATTGAGTTTGATGCTCATCACTTGCGTAGCAACTATTGCAATAGTCGGTACTATCTTGTCGATAGCCATTTAACACGCACTGTACGGATTCCGTACACTTACTAGAAAGAAGAAAAGAAATGCCGAAATACAATATCGAAGTACAGTTATCTGGTAATGATGGCAACGCGTTTGCTATCATGGCTGCCGTAAGGCGCGCTCTCAAGACTGCTGGTGCAACTCCGGAAGAGTTATCCCAGTATCAAGAGGAGTCAATGAGTGGCGACTACGACCACCTGTTGCGCGTTGCTATGGAGTGGGTCGAAGTTGCATGAGCGAGCCACGTTTAGAAGATGACATCGCCATCGGAAAGAATCAGGACTGTGATGAGTGTGATTCATCGGAAGATGATTGCACCTGTGCTGATTCAGCATACGATACGCTAGAGGAGATGTATGACGACTTTTAGCATATCTATACATCAGTATGGTGATACAGAACAAGCGTCTGACGAGGACTTAATGGACTACATCATCATGCAGATAGAATCAGGAAATCTAGTGCGCGTCACTAATATAGTGCGCGACTACTGACTGTACGGATTCCGTACACTAGCCCCCTGCCCATATCGGGTGGGGGGCTTTGTCATGCCTACTTTTTGTACCAACCTTCGCCAGTCTTATGCTGGCACACGCAGCCTGTGCATTGGTCATGCAGACCGATAGCAATATACACTTCGCCAAACTTATTCGCCATGCCACCTGCTGTACACTTCTCGCATATCATCTTTTAATATCCTTCAACTTATCGAACGGCAACTTCTTTTCCTTGTCACGACGCTCAGCGCGATTGGACGGGGGCGCGCCGACAGTTTGTGTTGGACCATTGGACATATCGTCGTTCTTGGTCTGGTCTGAGTCCGGAGCGAAGATAGATGACTGCTCTATAAGTTGGATATACTGCTGCAGCAAGTCAATAAAAATATATACCTGACTGATGAGCGTTGTGCTCATGGCTTCTACTTCTTCGAGGAACTTAATATCTTCCTCTGGAAGCAAGTCATGCCAAGCCTTCGTCTCCATCGTCGCTAATAGTTTCTTGTAAATCACCATCACTTGGTCTATCTTCATCACTTCGTCCATCAACCTGCTCCTCTGTATAGTCGCGCTCCTTACGTGGTCGTTGCCCACCAAGGAAGTTCAGTAAGTTATTAACTGCACGATTGACACGCATACGCGCAGCATCCTCAGTCACTGATAGTTCTTTAGCCAAGGTGACATTATCACATCCATCACCGAAGCGCAGGTAGATGATAGTCAACTGCTCATGGGTCAAACGAGCCAGAGCACGTTCAATATCAGCCATCATGGCAAACCAGTTGCCACCCTCAGAGGCTACCTTCTTGCTGTTTGTAAAACCTAAATCATTCAGTGCTGGTGCTACCTTGTCCTTACGCAGAACTGCTGGCAGAAGTAACTCTACAACCTCTCGGTCATAGTAATAGTTATCATCTACCTTGTAGCCAGAGGCACGAGCCTTCTCCTTCTGGCAGTAGTCCTTAGCAGCGTTACGCAGTGACCTAGCAATCAGTTTGATTGACTGCTTACCATCTAACTGCTCCCAAACTTTAACCTTGTTAGGGTGCTCTAAAAACCATATCCATAGTTCCTGACGAATATCATCAGCATCACACATGTGATACTTACGAGAATACTCGTAGGCTATAGCACCCACAACACCAGCATATGTTTCAGTAACTACCACTTAAACGTCTTTCCATCAACAGTGAATGACTGATTGACAATAGGAACTATCTGCGGTGTTACGTTCTTGCCATCGACATGCAAGATGCCAAAGCCCTGTTGCCATGTGAATAGCCCAGCCTTGATATACTTTGCATTACGATAATCCATTAAGTTGCCCAGTTCCATACCCCAGATAGTCTTAGGCTTACCACCACGATAAGTCTGGGTCTGATGTGTCAAGCCCATGCGGTGCGTGTGACCACACACTACGGACATGCCTGAGCGCTTTGCTAAGCCCAATGCAGTAGCGCCAGCCGTAGGCTGTACGTTTCCTTCATCGCCGTGCATAAGCAACCAGCCAGGGGCTAGTTCATAAGGGTCCTTGTGATACTTAATCTCAAGTTCATCGAGACCAAGAAAGTTTTCTAATTCTAATTCAGGAAGTCCAAGGAATCCTGGCGCTCTCATAGCCACTGTGTTAAACAAGCGGTCAGTATGATTACTACGCACCATATGCTCAATCGTTAAGTCATACAGCACTTGGCGTGTAAGGTCTCTGTCACGTCCAATAGAACGTTCATACTCTAGTTCAGTACCCTTACTCCACTTCGATATAGTCTGCATATCCATTTCGTCTCCACAAGAGACGACAGTCTCAGGTTGATACCATTGGATAAATTTAGCCACTGCCTTGGTGGCTTCTACATCATGATATGGGACCTGCAAGTCGGAGATGCAAACTATATTTTTCATGGTTTCTTTTTTGTCGCTTTCTTCGCGGTTTTCTTCGCAGTCTTTTTAGCACGACGCTTGTTCTCTAGTCCCACATTCTTGCTCTTAGAAAGTGTTCTGAGGTTTGATATTCTGTCGTCGCCTTCTCTGCCTTTGTTGTTCTTGTGGTCGACTTCTGTTTCTCTTGGTAATGTTTTTCCTGTGGCTTTCTCGTAATCAACGCGAGCCTTATTGCTAGAAGTTGTAACCACTTCGCCATTCTTTTTCCTTCTTTTAAAGACGTAGATTGGACGTCCACCATTTTGCTTGCTACCTTTATAGGGTCCAAAGATTTTCATTCTGTTGGCCATTTACCTTTCAGTACTAGTATGGAAATTATAGCATAGTTAGCCAAGTCACGGAAAGAATCCTCAAGGGATTCATGTGCTGGCGTATCATGACGATTGCTGTCAAGCAGGTGATTGATGCGAGCCAACTTGTCATGCATGCGCACACGCAGTCCATTGAGAGGACCACCTGGCGCTAGTGAGATATTGGTTGGACCATAGTCGTGATGTTTCGATATCAACAAGTTGTTCAACTCATCAGACACAGCCCAGACCTCTAACTCTAGGTCGCTTGGCTCATGTTCATCTATGTCAGACACGTTAAAACCCTTGTACAGCACTGCTTTTACAGCACCCATCTCAGCCTTGTCCATTCTCTCTTAACATCCTTTCGATGTTCTTGATTCCGTATTCTGTCTCTTCTGCAACTATAGATTCTTCGATGAAGGCATCTAGTTCATCACTAGAAGCATTCACAAAAAGAAACGCTGTGTCCTGAATCACTTGATAGGCTTCATCTAAATCTCCATGGTTTACCATGTCAGATAGAGTCTCAAAGAATCTAAACAGGTCGAAAGAATACTTGGGAGTAACTCTCACGTCCCATGTGAACTCAACACCTACATGGTCTAGGAACTCAAATAAGTCTGTGCTCTTGAAGTCGCAGTCATGCGTCTCGCAAAAAACAAATCCATCTTTATCAGGAAACAACATCTACAACACTTCCAATCTTCTGTTGGAAATATTCTACACCATATTTGAGATACATACTGTTTACATCTTCACCATCAGGCATGTGTACCACGACTAAGTTCCCTAATTCTTTAGCAAGATGCTTAGCGAAATCAGCGCCAGCACTGTCGCCATCAGCAAAAAGAAATACTTTGTCGAAGTCTGCGAGGAGCCTTGTGTAATGCTTCTTCCAGTTGTTGACTCCTGGGACCCCCACCGAAGGTATGTTACAAGCCATATCAAGAGTAATGGTGTCAATCTCACCCTCACAGATAGAAATATATGAGGAGGCTTTAAAGAACGCGCTGACGTTATAAAGATGCGTGGTTGCCCCTGTGAGACCCATGTACTTTGGTTCTGATAAGTCCATGGAACGGAATCTAAGGTCAACCACCCCTGAACGCGTGAGATACGGAATCGCAAGCCTATTAATGTACGCCTCATGACCCGTTAGTGGCTCTAGCACGACGCCCAATCGAGCGCGAGTTGCTTGCTCCAGAGTTATTCCCCGACCTGCCAGATAATCCTCTGCCTCGTGTAGAGCGCTGTGGTAAAACTTTGCCGCTTTGGTTAAAGATTCTCTCTGCGATATTGATTGCTTCACGAAATTCAACTCCTTCTTTCTGCATAATTATAGCATACCCATCGCCCTTCATCTGGCAAGCGAAGCAGCAGAAAGCGTTATCGTCTCTAGTTGCTGATGCAGATGCGTGACTATCATCGTGGAAAGGACACTTCATTCCAAACCACCCACGACGTTCTGGAACTCGTGCACCATAGTGCTCAAGTATGACTGCGATATCGGGTTTATCGTATTTCATTATTCGTCCATGTCTGTATTGTTAATACTTAACCAATCGAGGTAAGTGTACACCATCATCGAGCCTTCAATGCAAGTTTAAGTAATTCTATCCATACACGTGCAGGCATGGTGCAGTACCAATCAAGAGGGTTCCCCTTGCCCTTTCGCTTGTGCCACACCACGCCTGTCCACGCATTGTCATTGGTCATTTCGACCTTTAACTCTTCTAACCAACCAGCCAAATCCATCTTAGCATGGTTCTTTATCTCAATGGTAACTCCTGGGATTCCAGAGATGTCACCTTTGTCGAGGGTCGCGCCAGCAAGTCTGCGGTCAGCGTAGATGAAACCTTCCTCCTTGAGAGAGGCTACTACGTCTCGCTCTGCACCTGAACCTTTAGCCTTGGCAGCGCGACCACCCATTATTTAGTACCAGCCGTTACGATTGTGGAAGGCTAGTGCCTTCGATGGAGTATCATATCGGTGTTGGATATATTTCAATCCTAATTCAATCTGACGTGCCATAGGTGTACCTTCATCCATCTTTAATAGTTGCGGTATGCCATAGGCTGATGAACGTGGGTTATTCGCTGTATAATCCCAGCGAGATTCTTTATCCCACAAAGTAAAGAGTGCTTTCCACTCATGATAACTTTGGTATCTTGCAAGCACTTCTTGTTTACCAAGTTGCTTGGCACGTTTCTTCATATCTCTTAAAGACACGAAGTTTAGATTCTTGCAAGTGTCAGTTGCTCCAATAATTGCTACTTGAGTCCTGTGGAACATCGCACCCACAGCGTGAGGCAAAGTTCCCACAAAGACTACAGCAGCCATTATCCAAGCGTATGTTGTCAGTTTCATTATTACTCCTCAATTGGCGCGGTTGCCTGTGTTCCACAGTCAGCACACTCCATATCTAGAAAATACATACTGATAGTACCATACTCATCGAATGATACTTTCAGGTTCCATATGAAACTCCCACAGATGCATATAGTGGTAGGTTCACCACGTATATCCATCGCCCTTGTATAATCTGGTTTTAGTTCGGTTATATGTTTAGTCATCATCTTCCCACTCATCAGGGTCTACATCAACTGTAGGAAGCCCCCAATTAGGGTCTGGTATGATTGGGTCAAAGATGCTCATTTCAACCTCTCAGAGATGTCAGAGACATCCATATATTCAGGGTTAAAGTTTAACCAATAGGCAGTATTGCCTGATGGGTCTGCCTTTCCGTACCGATTCTTCACTGGTGCTACAGCAATAAAGCCAGGAGCATCAGTACCCACAGTACAGATTAAAGCAGGTAACTGTGCAACCATGCCCTGCAGAGCAGAGCGTGGCTGACACGGTGTACCTGTGTAGGACTCCTTCGTATGATGAAGTACTACAACAGCAGCATTAGTATCTCTTGCGAGGTACTTGAGTTCTTTCAGAGTTGAACGCATGTTCGCAAACTCTTCTCCCCCGTCATTAGCGATATCCATAAGGTTATCGATAACGATGAGCGTTGGCGAACAGCCCCACAACTCCTCGAAGGCAGATACCTCTTGGTCAAGGTCATCAAGCGTTGGGCTTGACTCGAATGACCAAAAGATATGCCCCGAGTTCTCGTTAATGGTCTTACGACTACCAGCAACATCAGACTCAAGCAAGTGTTCTGCATCAGTCTGAGGCTTGCCAGTAATCATAGACAGCAGGCGCATAGCCATAGTGTGAGCATTGGTATCAGCACTCACGTATAATGTTGGAACCTTGGCACGAAGCGCAAGGGCTAAAGCAACGGAAGACTTGCCAGCACCAGGTGTACCAGCAATCATCGAAATTTCGGCACGTCGAAATACGATTTTATTGATATCAAAGGTACGAAAGACAGTTGGAAGCGGTTCGCCACCAATGTCCTTCGAGCCTACGGCGCGGGCAAGTGTTCTCATTCTTTAGAAACTATTCCAATCTGCATCACCTCGGCGAAGCCATACTGGCTCGCATTGGTCTGGAGTTCCCTTAGGTGAAGGGCACATATATGCCTTCCATGGTCCCTTGGCTCCTGAACCTGTACGCTGCGACATTACACCATGCTTACAGGTCTTGCCCACTGGACCGACTGTAGAAGCAGTTTGTGTTGGATGTGCAGTGTGGTCTACTTGTGTGTTAGGAAAGGCAGCACGGATATTCTCGGTTGCCTGTCCTAGATTAGAGGGTGCGCCTGCAATAGACTTACCCATTTCTGTTAGTAGGTCTTGTGATTCTGTCACACCTACCACTGATTCAAGTGCCTCACAGAAGCCTGCGTAAGTCTCAGATGCGACTACGAAGATTCTTCCGTCAGGTAACTTGCTACTGACTTGGAAATTACCAGTCATTGGTTTTTCTCCTTTTCTTGTTCATGGTTGAACCCTATGTTGTCCCAAGCATCTACCATATCATCAATGCTTCTCAGCACTGGAACGATGCTAGTTAGAAACGTGTCCATTGACGTACTTGCAGGCAGATGATACACCACATCGACCACAGTTGGACAAGTTAGGCAGGAAGATTGTTTCTTTCCTAGCCCTATCAAAAGTATTAAGAATATCTTCTACGCGTTCAGGGTGCAGATTGTCAAGGCTCCATAGAGTCACATGACCAGTACGTGCATCCCAGAAGCCCGCTCTGGTAACGGAAACCCCTTGCTTCTGGAGGGCCCACGCATAGACCGCCAATTGCAAAGGATGCCTCTGGGATGACGCACCTGTTTTGATATCGAGGAGCACCCGATTCCCCTCGAAATCTACCATAACGCGGTCAATTGCCATCTTGACTGTCGCGTCATCTATATCGATTTCGTACTGCTTTTCAATAAAATCTTCGTAGACTGACCAGTTCTTGCGGAACTCAATCCACTTATCTAGCATGTAGATGCCCTCACCATACCACCATGACATGTCCTCGCGCTTGGCGAATTGCCAGTGTTGCATGTCACCATGGAGTGCTTCGTCCTCGGCTACTTGGTCATACCAGACCTTGTTCCAAATGTCTTCAGAAGTGCCACCCTCAAGGTCATAGACTTCAGTGGCTTTATGGACGGCAGTACCGCCAGTGAACCAAACGGCATGAGGCTCTGATACGCCTTCAACCTTGGTTAGATAATACTTCCAGCCACATTCTTGCCAAGTGCTGAAAGAGGAATAGGAAATATGCTTAGGTAATTCGTTCATGGTGCGATTGTATCACAGTCATGGGATTCTTCGTAGTTGAATTCGCAGTAGTAACAACCAGCGAACATATCGCACTTCTTACAAAAGTAGCGGAATTGGCTTTCCCCACAGCAGTAGTGCTGCTCATCGAGGATGTAGTAATGCTTGTTTGAGTCGATTATCTTGTTCATGCTCTAGACCCTACCATACGGGTTTCTTAAAACGCTGCCTGAATCCAGATTTTAAGAAACGCCCCCCTACCCCCCATAAAAATTAATGGTGGTTCAGGGAGTTGGATTCAGACTTGCCGTCATCCTTCATTTGAAGTTTCCGCCCCACGGTTTCCCGCCCGAGAACTATAACACTGTGATACGATTCTTGCATGACTGAATATGATGAAGATGAAATGAGCGTATGTGACCGCTGTGGGGACCTAGTGCCTACTGAAACAATATTTAAACTAGGCGACGGAATCTGTGAGAACTGTTGGGATGACCTCTAATGGCTACATATGAATACGAATGTCCTGGCGATGGTCATATAGTAACCATCACTAGGTCAATGACAGAACCAGAGGGCGAGTATGACTGCCCTATCTGTGAGGCTCCACTACGGCGTGTCTACACCGCACCACCAGTCAAGTTCAACGCTGGTGGATTCTACTCAACAGGCGGATAAACAGAAAAAACCCCCCATCTTAGTATTTCTACTAAAACAGGGGGTTTCTGGTAGGCAGAGCCTACTTCTTTAAGCCAAATTCCTTTGCTGACTTGTCAATGTACTTAGCAGCAGGTCCTACAAAGCCAGCGATGAAGGCATAAGCCAACACCTTAGGTTCTGTTTCTCCTGCCATGTATAGAGCCACTACTGCTGCACCTGCTGCACGAGCATAGGTGAGAGCAACTTGCTTAAGAGTCTTGATATCCATGGTTCTCCTTTACTTAAGGTTTCTTAGCCTTTACTTAAGACTTAAATACAGGCTTGCCGAATCCTACCACAAAAACTGGCAGGGACTTCTTTAAAGTAGCGCCGTTCTTCTTCTTGTAGGCGCGCTTCTTCTGGCAGACTTCGCCTCCGTTGCGCTGGTCGCCCTTCTTATCTGGGCTGGTGTTGCCTTCAATACAGATTATAGTTCCGTCTCCGTTGTCTCGTACCACGATACCAACATGTGAGATGCGGTCAATGCCGTCATTAGGGAAATCAAAGAAAACAATATCCCCAGGTAGCGGAGTCGCTTCATCTACTTTTTCCCATTGACCCTTCTTGATAAATGCCTGTGCTCCTGCAAGTGTGCTGACTACGTTAGGAATCTTGAGTCCTACCTCGTTGGCACACCAGTTTACGAATGACCCACACCAAGGCAGGAAGTTCGCCTTTGTAAAGGCTCCATACTTGGTTTCGTTATCCTTTGGACCTTCGATAACCCCTACTTCTGCACGGGCTACCTTGATAAAGTCGTTACGCTGTCCCATTATGCACTCGCTTTCTTGTCAACCTTAGCAAAGGCTGCGTTGATTTCTTCTGATGTCAGGCTTCCGTCTGCTAGATAGAAGCGGGCTAGGGCTTCAAGGACTCGTGCTGCACCTAGTGCACCTGCGAGAGTTGCTGCCTGCCATACTTCGATACCTACCAAGGAACCTGCACCAATTACACCGAGAGACTCTGCTGCGATTACAGCAAAGATTCTCATCATTACGTTCTTAAATGTATCCATTTTAGTCCTTCTTGAGTGTCTGTCGTGTTGCGTCGATTGCGATTGCAATACCAATTGCGTAGGTAACGATTGTTCGTGCGCTACCTTCCAGTACTACCCAGGCTACGAACATTCCAAGAAGGGTATAGGTCTGGTCTAGAATTGCGTTAAAAAACTTTTTAATCAAGGGTTTCTCCTATAGGATGCGGCAGCGGCGGCAGAAGCAGCCGCTTGGGTGGCTATGTTTCCAGCAATAACTGCTGCGACGATTACGTCTTCTGCTTGCTCACGCACTTCGGGTGGGAGGTCTGCACCGACATTACTTAGAGCAGCAAGTGCTGCCATAGGGTCTGTCAGGACTGTTGCTAGAAGTTCACCTGGGTCTTGTAACAACTCAACCGCTATGGCAACTTCTGCTGTAACTACAACACCATTCTCCAGTTGTACTGGAGTCTCTGGTGCTAATGATTGTAAATCTGTATTAGCAGATAGAACTACAACTTCTGATGTATACTCTGGCTCTACTACGGGAGGTGCAGGTTGAATATCAGGCACAGATTCCACAGGCTCTACTGGCGTTTCCGCTGGTGGCTCTTCCTCAGGAAGTGGCTCTAATGGAACGTCATCTACGACTGGTTCCTCCGCTGGTGCAGGAGGCTCTTCCGCTGGGGCAGGGGGTTCCTCGACAGGTACGGGAGGTTCAGGCGCAGGCTCAGGTGCTGGTTCCTGTACGGGCTCGGGCGCTGGCTCAGCAACTGGCTCTGGCGGAGCGACTGGCTCTGGACTTGGAGCAGGAATTATCTCGGGGGCTGGAGCAGGGGCTACAACTACCACAGGAGTTGGTTCAGGACTTGCAACTGGCGAAGGTTGAGGCGCAGGACTTGGTTGCGGTGCTGGCTCGGGTTGCGGTTCTGGGGTTGATACTGGAGCAGGACTAGGCTCTGGCTCCGTCGTAGGAGGCGTAGAAGGGCTCACAGGGGCTTCTACAGGCTCTTGTGGTACACTTGGTGTATCTGTTACTGTAGAAGTGTCTGAAACTGTGGAGGTGTCAGATGGAGTTGCTAATACTGTTGGGGTTTCTACTGGGCTGGGCGACGTGCTGGATTCAGGAACAGCGGTACTTGAATCGCTTACAGTCGGACTTGGCTCAGGTGACGGAGACGGAGAAGGCTCTGCTGTCGCAGTTGCACCATCACTCGGAGACGGTTGTGGCTCAGGAGATGCAGATTCTGAAACTTGAGGAGAAGGTGACGGCTCAGGAGCGGGAGTTGGACTCACTCCGTTATAAAATCTGAGCGACATATCGGTCACTGATGTAGATACGAATGTTATGTATCCATTACCAGAGTGACCACCAGTACAGAAGAAAGCAGCAATATCACCCTTACCATCAAAGTAAAGGTTGCTGTTATCCCACTGCACATTAAAGGTTTGCTGGGTTCCTTCGGAGTTAGCACAGGTAATTGTTGCAGGTCCCGTTAGGGCTGCTTGTGCGCTAGGGCTCCAGAAGAACGATGTTCCGAATACTAAAAAGATTACTGCTAGTTTACTGCTTGTCTTTCTCACAGAGTAGGAGATAGATTTGGTCAACTCGGGATTCCAATCGGTTTACTTGGTCTTTCACGGAACCGCCCCCGTTTGGCTTTAATTCAGCCAGATAGTGCTTAACTAACCAACGTACTGCTGCGGTAAAACCGCCAAGCAGTGTCATAATGGCTACAGCAAATGCAGCCCAATCCATCGCGCTCATTATAAGACAGTCCTAACTGTGATAGAAAGCAGACCGCCGAATCCTGAGAAGTTACCAGAAGGTGGAGTCTTGCGTGAGAAGTTCACACGTTCAATAACTGCTTGTACGCGCTCACCAGTTGTAAAATCTTGGACGTTAACAATATCGCCAAGTCGTTCAATTTGTTCTAGAGTTTGAATACGCTCCCACGCACGGCCTTCATAGCCAGTCTTCACATTGTATCTGTCGGTTTCTACGTCGAAGCACCAAACTGGAAATTGAATCAGTCTCTGGCGTTCAGTGGCAGGTAGAGCCTTTGTTTGATATCCCTTGAACACGGGACCGCGACTGGTATCGCTTGCGCTACGTGAGAGCGTAAACTTGTATGACAGGTACTCTTGTGGACCTTCAGGGTTGGTTGTAGCAGCCTCTGGAGTGCCTACAGCAGCATTATATGTGATGATTGTATAAGCGTTATTAGATGCGTCAATTGCAAAAAGGTCCATAGCACCATGGGTGTAATCACCACGTGCACGAATAAACTTGAAGTTCTTAGGCTCTAGGGTTCCATAGCGGATAGCACCAGTAGTGACATATCCAGAAGGGCGCAATACTGTGGCTGACTCAAGGTAAATAGCGCCGTCAGTTATATCTCTAGCGGTGCAGAAAGCAAGTCTATTAGTTGTACCTAGGAAGGCTACGCCAGTTGTGTAATGCTCAGTAGTTTGAGTTACTTGCAGGTCATTAGCGTATGCAAAGCGTAGTGGTTCGTTCTCAACGTTCTGACCAAGGTCAATGCGGACAAGACCACCATCGAGTGCACCAATGCCTGTAGCAGCCCAGATAAATCTGTCGCGTCCAGCAAAGTCATAGCATGGCTGTGTGGTCTCCACGATAAGTGGACCATAGCCAATTGAGCCGTCTTGGTCATTGACCACGGCAATACGTACACCCTTGCTTGTTCCAATAGCCATGTAGCCTAGGTAGTAGTACAACTTCTCGACTATCTCTCCAGGAGGAAACTCTGCAGCAACAGAAGCCTGAGACAGTGTTGGCATAGCGCCACCAGAGGTTAGTGTGTACTTCTGAATAGTTGAGTAGATACCTGAGTGACCAGCAGTGTAAATAGCAGGACCAGAGGCAGCAACGCTTGTATAATGATAATTAGTGTTAGGGTTGGTATAAACCGCAGTAGGAAGCGCTGTAGCAGTAGGTGAGATTTCATAAACTGCGTTGTTGACGCAAGCAATAATGCGGTCCTTAACGAACTCCATGGATGCGTGGGTAATAGTAATACTATTTGCAGTAAACATAGGAGAAGGGATAGTTGTTGTATTATCAGTTAACAACTTTTTGTACATATGAAGTCTTGGAGTACCGCTGATGTTAGCGTTAGTTATCCAGTAAGCGTAAACGCCGTCATCACAGATAGCGTAAACTGCTTCAGCAGTGCCAGAGTTGTAGTCAATAAAGTGTGTGACTGTTCCATCAGCAGCAATTTTATCTACGTCATACTGGTCATGTAGTAAAACGCCATTAGTGCCACTCCATTGAATAGGACGTACATGCTGGTTAGCATGCTGGTGGTCTGTACCTGTAACCTCGCCTGTAATTTCGTGTGTACTTACTACATCCTTAAGAAGAGTGACCTCTCCCTTAGTCCAGACATTGACACCTTGTGAGTCAGCAAAACGGAACTTGCTAGCCTCTCCTGCAGATGGGTCATAGAACTTGATGCCGTCACCAACATGGAAAGATGACTGTGAACGAATCCACCAACCAGTCAGGGACTGCTCACCAGGCTCAGAGCCATTGTCGAACTGGTCTTTACGATACGGAGCAGTCTCTCTTTGGTAAGGAGTCTGGTCTGTTGGGGCAAGGAAGAATGGAAGCCCACCAATGGCAACGTCAAAGTCTTCGGCGTTGTTTGTCCAAAAGCCAGAAGTTCCTGGATTACCTATGTTTAACGGTATATTGTCCGTAATATCTGGTGATGCCACGTTACTCCTTAGATAGAAAAATTAGTTGAGCAGTTTGAATCCGTGCCCAGGGATAAGTTAATTAGAAGCGAAGTACGTAAAGAACGCCTTGTGAACCATTGCCACCCGCTCTTGCTGTGCTTCCTGCAGAGTTATTCGCTCCACCGCCACCTGCGCCATATCCAGTTGCATTACCGCCTGGAGCGCGGTTTCCACCACTGCCACCTGTTCCTATACCGCTTCCACCACCAGGGTTTGAAATGCCATCTCTGCCACCACCACCACTGCCAGTGCTTCCTCCTGAATTTACAAATCTGTAGGTTGGAGTTACTGATGACCCCACAGTGCCTGAGTTACCAGGTCCTCCAGTAGCACCTGTAGTGTTATATGTTCCACCTGATGCTGTTCCTCCAGCACCACCAGAAGGGTTGCCACCAGTTGTACCACCTGAACCACCATTTGCTGTCATTCCAGCAAACGTTGAAGTTCCTCCTGTACCACCACTGCCTCCACCAGCAGTTCCACCAGCGCCTAAAGCGCCGATGACTACTGCCATTGAACCTGTAAGTGCAACAAGTTTTTCTGCTATTCCACCGCTTCCACCACCTGAACCAAAAGAAGGGTCTCCGTTAGTACAACTTCCACCACCTCCACCACCGCCTACAAGAACAGCATATCCAAAACCAGAAGTTGAGGTTCCTGTATAGGTTGACGTTGTTGTAACAGTATCAAGAGTTCCACTAAAATTATTCGTAAGAGCAGCAGCAACTTGTGTAATAGTAACAACAATATTTGAGCCAGTGTTTGTCCATACTCTAACTCTATCTGCTGCTGAACCTAGGTTTATTGTTACAGTTCCAGAAACAGTAACAGCAGTAGTAATTAAAGTTCCTGCTCCTGAATAAAACTCAACAGTTCCAATAGTTGATGATGTACAAGTAACTGTGTAAATAGCGGGAGAAAGAGAAAGAGGTGCAGTATACAATGTATTTGCAGATACTGCTGTAATAGCATTAGCATTAATAGAAGATGTTACTGGGGCTGGAAATACGCTAATAGCCATTAAGAAATCTCCACTCCGCTAATGTGAAAGTTTACAGATGTTGCCGAGGCAGAGCCTTCAATAAGGTCTGCTGCAGCAAGTGCTTGCTTTAAATCAAAAAATACGCTGGTATTAGCAGCAATGGCTGCATCGTTAAAAATCTGAACACCATCAAGAGATAGGTCAAATGTAGCAGAAGACGCTGCTGTATTTGCAACTACAATGTTAGTTACAATTGTAGTTGTAGCAGACGGTGTTGTGTAGAGTGTTGCGTTAGATGTAGAGGCTGATGTTCGAGCCAGTACTTTAGATGTTGTAGCCATTAGTTACTACTTCCTATTCTTTACTTTGAATCCATTACGTCTTCAATGACGAGTGGAGTTAAATCGATAGCAGCCACTGCTGCGGATACTTCTGAGTCTGTAGCCAGTGTTGTGGCTGTTGAGCCTAGATTGGCTAGGTCACGTGCTTTAGTCATTAGTTACCTCCAGGGTATGTACTGCATCTGAGCAATCCCAAAGGCAGGTATCTTCATTAAGAGTTGCTTCATCGTGACACTTAGGTGGAATAAACGCATCACGAACTGCATCGTATGTATAACCAGGTCCACAATAGTTTTTTCTAAATGTTCCATTGTAGGAAGTTTGCTTCCAATTAGAGTAGCCACCAGACCACTCGGTTAAGAAAGCAATACCAGATGCCTCTTCATTAGACGCATCAAGTGCATTGTTGTTTACAACATTAACTTCAAGGACTATGTTGTTCTCATCCAATTTTGCAAAGTGTGCCATTAGTATGTTATAGTTCCATTTCCTGTAAACTTATAAATATGGTAACTTCCAGATGTTGTGTATGTAGGAGAACCTGTTGTTGAGGCTGCTGCTTGTAATGCACGAAGAATTACTACACCAGAACCTCCATTAGCATCTGCATTCACAGAACCACCAACTGCGCTTGCTCCCATACCTAAATTAGCAGAGCGAGACCAACCAGATGCTTGTGTTCCGTTTGTATTATTATAGAAACCTCTTACACCTGCTCCACCTGCTGCATAAGTTACAGCAGAACCAGTTATAGAATTGCTTACGCCTGCACCACCATTACCTGATGCGCTACCTGTGCCATTACC